GCTGATCCAGCTTGTTCAGCTTGACCCACTGTTGCAGTTGTTTTTTAATAATGCTCACTTCGTTGTCGGTGGGCTTGTCACGATAATCAACTTCAAACGGTGTGCCGTTTTGCTCGTTCATCTGTGTGGAGAACTCAGCAATGATGTCCAAGCATGCGTTGATTTCTGAGTCCATGTCCATGTTTTCGTATTGATTGTAACGTTCAATACGATTGGGGTGTCCTGAATAGACTTCTGGCAGTCTTGACGCATAGTTGCGGAAGATAAAGTCTGCAGGCATGCCGCCATCGTTGCCGTCGTTTTTGGCATAGCCAGGCAGGCCAAATTGGTTTCTGCCTGAGATTGGGCTCATCACACCTGAAGTGTCTGCTACCTTGAAATACTTTTTCCAGCCGGGTTGTTTGGGTTCTGCCATAGTTTATTATTTATTGTTAGTTGCTGGCATAGGCGACCATTCGACCTGTGTTGTCGGCTGTGGTGGTTTGTGCTCGACGTATCTCTTCCAGCACTGTGATCATGCGGTCTTGCACCGCCATATTGCTTCGCATTTGGCTGACTAATTCTCCTAAATTGGCAGCAGTCATGTTGAACTCTTGACTCATGCTCACAGGCACCGCACCATCTTTGAGTGGGATCACTGCTTCGTTGCCGTGCAGGGTGGCTGCATAGCCAGACTTGGGTCCGTCAAACACCCCGCCGTCTTTGGCTTGAATTCCTGACCTGAGCATGCCAACAATGTCTTTAGCCCTGTTACCTACTTGGCCAGCCCACTTGCTGTTGGTCAAGTTATCAATGGCTCCAGCAATGTCCATGGCCTTCAATTGCTTTTGTAAGTTGGGCCATTTGTTGATCCAAGCTGGTCCCATGTTGAATGTGAGGTCCACAAATGCAGCCTTCATAGAGCTGGTCATTTTATCAAAGTTTGGTATGATTGATGCAGCAGCAGCCTTGTGTTCTTCATAGTCTTTGTCAAATAACGCCATGATTTCTTGTTGGCTGAATTGTCTGTTCCAATCGTCTGGTAACTTTTTGCCATCGCCGATCAGGTGTCCTATGCCCACAGTCCACAATTTCAAACTGTCTTGATAGGGTTTGTCTCTTATGCCTTCGTGTTTGATGATCATGGCCTTGGCTGCCGCATCATCCATGCCACCACCAGCGCCTTGTTTGCCGCCAGGGGCTGGTGTGTTGTTTGCTGTTCGATCAGCTCCACTGCCATCTCGAGCTGGAGGTGCAGCCGGGACCGACGCAGGTGTGCCGCCGCCTGACGGCATTGCTGGTGCGCTTGCAGGTGCAGTTTGTGCTGGCGCACCACCACCGGTTGGTGCTGATGCTGTTGCTGTTTTTTGTGCGCCAGCTGTTGCCCCTGCTGGAGAGAAGAAATCACTAACTGCGCCAGCAACATTTTTCACAGTCTCAACACCTTTGTTAGCATACGATTTGCCTGTGTCAACTGCTTCGCCAACAAATTTTTCAGCTTTTTTCAGCCCCGGAATCAAGTCAGTCAACTTGCTCCAAATGTCTTTGACCATGCTCACTAGTGAATCACTAAACTTGGCCATGCCTGTTTTGATATCGTCAGGAATGCCAAGAAATGCCGTTTTTACTTTGTCAAACACTGGTCCTAGTGGCCCAGTGATCTTTTCAATGCCGGCCAACATATCTGCGCCAAATTTTGCAGCTGACTGCGACACTGATTCCCAGGTATCTTTGGCCCACACACCCATTTTGGTCGACAAGTCACCAAGACTCTTGGAAAAATTATCATACATCTCTGTTAGGCCAGTTCCTATTTTTTCAAACACAGGTCCCAATGGGCCAGTGACAAATTCCACTGAGTTTAAAAGATTTTTTCCAAAAGTTGACCACATGCCAGTAAAGGTATCCCACCATTTGCCAGCTGTTTCTTCCAGCCCCTTGGCTGCACTGTCCCATCCAGCTTTAAACTCCTTTAATCCACCAATAACATCACCAGTCATGATTTTGACCACCGCGCTAATTGTGCCAATCAACATGTCACCAAGCCCACTTGCCAACGGAGTCCAAACATCTACCACTTTGCCAATCATGTTTATCAATGGTTCAAAAGCCTTGGTTAATTTTTCCATGAATCCACCTGCTGCCACACCTGTGTCCACAAATTTGTCATTTAATTTTCGTTGCTCTTCCAACATTTTGTCATTTTGAGCTTTGATCATGGCGTTGTATCGCTTCAACTGACCGTCTACATCATCAGTGCTGTTGATTAACTTTTTAACTTCTCCCGAAGCTTCATCTATTTGTTTGGCAAAATTTTGATTGGCTGCTTTGGTGATTTCTGCGCCTTCTTTAAAAGGCAAGAACATGTCTTCACCAACGCCGGCCTGGAACAATGCATTGGCGCTTTTATGCACATCCTTGACTGTTGTCATGGTTTCTTGGAAACTCTCGTTGGCTTCCTTTTCAGTCTTCATTCTACCTTCAGTGATGGCATTGGCTTCTTCCATCATCTTACCCTGGGTAGACATGTTGCCCTTCATGGCTGCGTCAGTGGTGATCATGCCTGTGCTTAAATCAGCAAAGGCTTGGCCAAATTGCTCGCCTTTGGCCATGTATTTTTTCATTTGACTGACCAACAAGTCAGCTGCTTCGTTTTGCCCTGCATCTCTCAGTTCTTGAACTTTAGCACCAAATCGTTGTTGTGCCAGCATTTTTTCTTGAGCAGCTTCCTGTTCTTTGCGATTCATACCGGTAACTCTGGCCAGTGCTTCAGTTTCTTCAAGGTATTTTTTCATACCTCCAGCTAACTTGCCGTAATCTTTTTGCTGTCCTTGGCTGAGATTGGCCTGCAGTTTCATGTAGCCCATGGCAGCTTCAGCCTGCTCATCGTAGCTCATGCCCAGATTCAACATACCTTTTTCGTAGTCGCCCATGCCACTTACTAAATTTGCAAACTCTTTGCGTGCCTTGTAAACTGTGCCGCCCATGGCGGTCATTTCTTTGCCACTGCTTGACATGACCGCGGCCATGGCATCCAGCTGATTCACATTGAGACGCATTTTGTTGACGTCTTTGAACAAGCCAGTCATGCCATCAGAAGCCGTGGCTCCTGACTTGCTCATTGTGTCATAGGCTTTCTTTAACGCATCGCCTTGTTCATTGGCTGCTTTTTGCATGGCAGCAGCAGATTTCATGGCATTGGTAGCCAAGAATGTGAGCCCTGCTACTACACCTTTGATCAGGATACCGCCAGGAACCAGCAAACTCAGTGCAGTCACTGCCATCTGCATGGTGTCAGTCATGAGGTCTACACTGTCATTGAATTGCGCAGATCCCTTGGTCCCTTTGGCCATGGCCACTTGATATTTTAATTGAACATCAAGTAATTTCTGAAATTGCCCAACAACTGCCAGTGTTGCGTTTTCAATTTTGAGATTGGCAGCTCTGGCTTTTTCGGTTGCATCTGCTGCGGCCTTGTTTGCTTCAGTGAGTATGTTTTGCTCTTCTGTGGCGCGGCGCTGTGCTTCGATGTTCTCTTCTTGTGGGGTCATGGTTTTGTGCCTATAAGTAGTAGTATATTTATAGGTACTTTTATGACCAAATCCAGTAACAACCCTTTACGTCAGTTTTTTCGTCAACCGTCAATTTACTTGAAGTTGCCCAGCAATGGACAATTTTGGGCTCTCGGTTCATTGGACCTTCCAGAAAATGGCGAGATTCCAATTTATCCCATGACTGCCATTGATGAAATCAGTTACAGAACTCCTGACGCACTATTCAACGGACAAGCAGTTATCAATGTGGTTCAAAGTTGTGTTCCTGCAATTAAAGATGCTGGAAAAATTCCCAGTGTGGACCTCAACGCAATACTGGTAGCCATTCGCATTGCCAGCTACGGGCATTCGTTGGATATCAATACCACTTGTCCAGAGTGCAAAAATGAAGATGAGTTTTCTGTGGATCTTCGAATGATTTTAGATAGACTGCGTTGCCCAGACTACAGCGAACAAATGGATCAAGGCGATTTGCAAATTATATTCAAACCTTCTACATACGAAGAACAAAACAAAAGTGCCATGGAACAGTTTGAACGACAAAAATTACTGCAACAAATGGTTGAAGGCGAATTAAGCGACGAAGAACGCAATCGCATCATGTCTGAGTCATTGAAGCAAATCACCGAACTTACCATAAATCTCATTAGCAAAAGCATTGCAGCCATACAAGTACCCGGTGCTGTGGTAACTGACACAGAGCAGATCAAAGAATTCCTGCGCGAAAGCGATCGAAATTTGTTCAAACAAATTCGTGATCATGTGATTGAGTTGACTCAATCAGCGCAGATACAACCGTTGGATGTTGCTTGCAGTGAGTGCGGTCACAAACATCAACAAGAAATAAACTTGGACATGACCAGTTTTTTCGACAACGCCTCCTGATCGCACGTCCCGAGCAGATTAGCTCGTATGTTGACAGCCTGGACAAGGAGGCCGAAGGTATCAGGGCAGAAAGTTTTAGATTATCCTGGTATCTTCGCGGCGGCGCCACATACAACGATATAATGAACATGAGCATGCAAGAGCGCAGACTGATCGGTGATTTGGCCAAAGAAAACATTGAAACAACCAAAAAATCCAACTTGCCATGGTTTTAAATCAAGAAACTGTTACTGCTGACATACTAGCCTGGAGCGAAACTTTTGTAGAAGTTCCACATCCAGCACTGGGCGGGTGGCCGCCATGTCCGTTTGCACGGCAAGCACGCCTCAATAGAACTATACAAGTGCTAACTGGTGCTGATCCTTATTTTGATCTGCGCAATCGAGCAAGATGGGGCATGGGCAAATACGAAGTCATTGTGTATGCATACGATCCTGACGAGTGGCCTTACGCTCGTTTTCACACAGCAATTGAGTCAGCCAACACTGAGTTTTTGTTGTCAAGAGATATACTTGCACTAGAAGATCACCCCGCAGATGTAGAAGATGTCAACGGTGTCATAATGAACCAGGGCAAGTATGCCCTGGTGCTGGTGCAAAGCCTCAGCAAATTGAACTCAGCCGCCAGGCAGATGGGCACAAAAGGATTTTATCACACCTGGCCAGAAGATTATCTTACAGGGTTGTTCAATCACAGAGTGGATCCAAGATGAGCAGTTATCAGTTTGCAAGAATAGACTTGAGCAAGACCAACTATCAAATCAATGTGGAATGGATGTATATGTCCAAGACAGACATTCCTGCGCTGAATGCTATCTATCGCGACTACTGCACATACAAACGCTTTGCAAGTGTGATGCCCATCTTTGATTCAAGATACACAGATCCCATGACTGATGTAATTGGCTACTACGACCGGGCCAAACTAGTAGCATTTTCACTTATCCGACGCTATGACGAACACAATGCACTGTGCGATCAATTTGCATGGACTTATCACAATCCGCAACTGAGACTGGGTATAGAAACAATGAAAACAGAGTGTGCCATATACAAATCACGAGGATTTCGATACTTGTATCTCGAACAAGCACACTTATACAAATCTGAAATAGACGGATTTGAAATCTTAGGACCACTGGAGTAAAAATGGATTTATACACAATTTGGGCAGACAAAGAGGGAGACATCTCAGACACGGACTGGGTCAATGGCATGAAGAGTTTTTTTGATCATCTTGTAGAAGAAGGACGCATGGAGACTTACAGAATCACACGTTGCAAGATGGGATTCCGTAGCATTGCTGACATGCCAGAATGGATGATCATAATGGAGTTCCGAGACATGGGTCAAATGGATTCAGCATTCAAACGAGTTGCTCCTCAAAAGGGCGAACTAGAAGTCAAACACAAATCATTCAATCAGTTTGTGAGTGGTAACATTCAACATGCACTGTTTAGAGATTGGCCAGATACTAACTTAGACGATTAAAGATCTCTAACGAGATCTGTTGATTTCACTTCGTTCATCAACGTGTTGTCTTCTAAGTATCATCTAGATACTGTGGTCATAATTCACCGTATGCACGGTGAATTGAATGCATCATCTGAGTGACCGCAGTCATCTATTTTAAAGAGATTGTTGTTTCCAACACGGAGGCGGTTGACCGGTACCCCCTACTCTAGCTTCACATGTCAACGGAACCCTAGTGACCCGAAATAGATCCAAGTCCTATAAGCACGGGTTGTATCTGTTTCACATTGCCCGAATCGTTTGCTGCCTTAAGTTAGTAGCTGTTCTTTGACGCCCAAGTCTGGACCGGGTATCGCACCGTTCCTCAATGGGGTTGGGTCAAACACCCAACACAGAGTCGTGATTAAATTTTGTCTTTGATGTGTGAGCCATGCACACGTACTTGTATATGGCCGTTGTAATAATCTGCTGATTCCAATACTCGCCTTGCAAACTGTTCTCGGGCCTCAATGTAACTACATTCAGACTTGCTTTTGCAATAGTAGAGTATCTCTCTGGAGAAGTTTTCGGTGCCTAGTTTGATTACGTCTGCGGTCAATTCTGGGCTTGACCCATAATACTCACGCCAGTCTGAGTCGACTTTTGTGCGTATCTTTTTCCGCTTTTTTATGCCGTTCTTTTGATTTACTGTCTTGTACGTTGTTTTACTAAATTTTGCTAATTTTTTGCCTATGTACTTGCGTCCAGATAGATTATTTGTGATCTGATAAACAAATCCCACACATTCTTCGGGCAGTGTCTCAACTGGGGTGTCTTGATAAAGCCATGTCATTTGTGTCTGGGAATTGCCTTTCGTGCTATAGTTATGCCTTGTGTTCAAAGTTCACGTAAAAAGTTGCCTCTTCTACCACAGTGTTGGGGGACACTGTGACAGCGTATTGTATAAAATTGCTGATATCTGTTAAATCAATACCGTTTCCAGTCCAGTTGGGTCTGCTACGGCTTAGTTCTGTATCCAATCGATCAGGTGTGATCAAAGTAGTTTTAAATTTCACTTGATTTTGCTTGAATGATTGTGTGCCCTGCCTGCTGGCATGACTCAGTGCAGCCTTGGCCACACGATATGTTTCAAATCTGGGTTCAGGTGCTACAATGTGTTGCTCACCCACCGAACCAATGTTGAAAATCCACCCTGACTTGCCGGCTTTTTTCCATGCATCATACACAGCAAAATATATCTGTGCTTGCCCAAAGTCAGCCCACAACTCCTGTGGAGGCCCGTCAAATGCATTGTTTACAAACACATCGTATTCTAAACTCAGTGTAGCAATTTCATTGGTGTTGAGATTGATGTCAAATCCATTGCTACGACTAGCACTATCAGCGCCAAACTCATCTACTAGATGTTTGCCCAGTCCTCTATTACCACCTGTTACTAACATTTTCATCTTGTGGATCCTCCTTGATCCCATACTTTTGTAAACTTCTGACCACAAGTCATTGCACATTCAAACAGTCTATCACCGTTGTTGAATGATGCCTCTAGATCCTGCCAAAACTCATTGGCAAATATTTCTGGCAGCGTTCGGTGCTGTATGTTCAAATTGTCCAGCCCATAGCGTTGTAAAAATTCTCGCACTTGATTTTTTCCGTTGATCATGCTCAATGGATTTGCCCCAGGCATACTGCCGTCTCTAAATCTTGCATCATACAAATTGTGATTGAAAAAGTTGCAGGGCAACACAACACCTTCAGCATTGATCGCTACTTTGTGACCTATTAATGCATCGCATGTTATAGGCGTAGTGTCAAAATATTCTTTGATATTGATGTATTGTTTCTTCAGTTCAGGCAACGATTGCATACTGCGATTTTGATAACTTTCATCAATGGGCGGCTGTAATGTGTATTCAGCACCGGCCACTGGCCAAGAATCCATTTCAGTCATAGTAGCATGATTTAAAAATCTACCAGTCTTGCGTATCAACACATTGTGGAAGCCCATGTCTTGTCCTAACTGTTTGACCAAATCAACTTGATGTTCATTGTGACGAAACACAATAAAATTCCATTGTGCCCGACCTCCAGCCTTTATAAAAGCCTGTGCATTGCCAATGGCCTTGCTGTATTTTACATTCTTTCTGTATAAATGTAAAGTGTCTTCCAGTCAATCGATGCCAAAATCAATCTGCCCATGGCCATTTATAATACCAGCCATTTCTGTCCAGTAGTCAGGATCATGTGCTCCGCCATTGGTGTGTATATACAACCACAGTGTGGGACTTTTATGTCTAAAGTCACGCAAGATTTCCAAAAAGTCTGGATGCATTATGGGATCGCCATAACTGCCACAGAAAAACACTTGACGCAGTCGTTGGCATAATTCTGTGTCAA